ATCCCGCCGCTCCTCCCGCAAGATAAACGACATCCCCCTGCTGGACGAACTGGATGGCGAAAGAGCCCTGATTGTTGGTGAGATCCGCTACCGCATAGGGACTCGGGATCTCATAGATTGCGGTGGTCGTGCTTCCCTGGTATTGCGGCATCGGGTACCAGTAGGTCGCATTCGGCGGGGATTGATTGAGGTTGGCGAGGATGCAGTAGTAGATGATCCCGCCCTGGAGAGCGAGATTGCCTAGGACGTAATTGGTCGCACTACTCCAAGCATCGACTCCGGTAGCAAGTAGAGGTCCGTGGTTGGCATAGAAGCGGCAATATTTATCCCCGAATTCGATAAGGAAAGAGTTTCCAGCGACCTGAGAGAAGATGAAAGGAACCAACCAGGTACGGTTGGCGGAATTCTTGACGGGCTGGACGAAAGCCGTTCCAGGACGATAGAGCGAAGGCCCTTGCTTCAGTGCGATGAAGTTAGAGGCGATGTGACAGCCGATGGCATATTTTTCGACATCGGTGCGGCCTTCCATAGTCGGGCTCATCTCGCCCGCATTGAAAGCGGCTATGGCAGGGGAGGCTTTCCCCATCTACTGCATCCGCGACAACATCCAAGTGTCGTCTGCGTTCTTCTTCGGCGTGTTCACCAATGCGTTGGAAGCCGTGGCCTGACTCATCGAGAACTGCATCCGTTTATTCGCCGCTTCCTGCTTGGCATCCGAACCGGTCAATCGCTCGCAACAGGTCCACGCGATGTGAGCAGCAAAGTAGAGCACAAACCACGCATCGAACTGGGTGGTGTCCTGTACATCGTAGATGTACTGCAGTGATAGCGGCGCTCCGTAATCGCAGAGGATGTTCCGACCCTCAATCTCATAGCCCGCATCGGTCGGCCCCATGAGGTAGTCCGAGAGATCCATCCCCGGCCAGGTGTCTCCGGCCAGAAGCACCCGTAAACAATCCGTAGGGAGTGCGTATTGTTGAGTGTAGGGACCCGAAGCCGGAGGGGTAGAGAGAACCGGGAGTCTCGCCCGCTTGACCGAGAATCTCCACGTCGCCCGACCCGTCAGCAGTGCTTTACGGATCAGGTCGTATTCGATGTTGATGACCCGGGCGGCGTTACTGTTCTCTAGGAATGAGGCGATCGAGGGCTTGCCGAGGATCGACAAAGCGAGATTGGCCACATCAATCTGACTTGCCACACTAGTCAGTCACTCGTGTACCGGGTTTCTCGGGGCCATTGTAAGCACGCATGAAGACGAAAATCTTACCCCCGACTGAAGGCGTGAAAGTGAACGGGGCAAAACTGTTCAGAACCGGTGCGGGCGGCATCCAAAAATAATCGATAGTCGTCGAGCCGGAAACAAGCAGAGGCGCTGGAGTCTCGTTGACATCCTCAAATCCCCCGATGGTGAGTACCGGAGGTCCGGCCGCAAACTGGATATACACGCCAAAGAGCAGCGAGTCGTAAGCCTGCCCCGGCGTCGTTCCGAGGATGCCTGCATTGCATTGCCAGACCGCGGAAATCGTGTAGGTAAGTCCCGTCGGTGTTCCGGCGGTGGTGACGAGAGCCACTCCGGCGAGTGTCGTCAGCGTGAAGGTGGTCGAGCCATTCGTGGCTGAGATCAGGTACGTCGTGGGATTCGAGTATCCGGTAATCGAACCCGTACCTCCGAAGGTGCCGGAAATCACCACCTGCAACCCGACCGCCAATAAGGCCGCCGTGCAGGCGAACTGGCCTCCGGTGCCCGTGATCGTGACGCCGCTTAGGGTCGCTCCGTTGGACCCAGGAAGCAGGACGCCTTCACAGGGATCGATGGAGGTATATCCCGCCACTTACGGCTCCAGAACGTTCGTATCGCGGATCAGGTACTGCTCGAGCACCCTGATCAGCGCTTGAATCTCTCCCTTGTGTGGAGCTCGAGTAGCTAGCACTCCGGTCAGAGGATTGGCGTCACTCACCGAGGTGGTGGTCTGGTCCATCCGGATCTCCACTGTCCCGGAAGTCGGGGCGGCAGTACCCGCTGTGACCGTCTCCAGCGTACCGCCTACGCTGATGATGTAGCTGACAGCCGCCACTCAGCGCACCCAGGTCCACTGCACGGTGATGTTGCCCACTGCAGTCGGAGCCGTCGTGGAAGTCAGGACGAGATGGAATTCGTAGAACGGGTCCTTATCGAATCCCAGTAGCTCCCATACCCTCAAGACACAGTTCGCCGCGAGATAGCCAGCCCCGAGAATCGATGGCCGGTAGATCGAGGCCCAGGTTGCCTGAGCGGCAGCGGTCGAGACACCCGCATCGTTGAAGATTTCCTGCGCATCCGTAGCGGGAACCGCTCCTGCGGCAGTGACCGTGGTCACTCCACCCGTCACACTGGTGCAGGGCTGCTGGGTGTTTCCGTACACCCCGACATCCCACACCCCGGCGGTGGTGGCATCGTTCATGATCTGGATGTCTTCGAGTCTCACTCCCGAAGGAATGAAACCGAACCGATAGGTCGAGCCGATCGAATCGGTCGCAACCGTCGCCATCGTGGCGATACTGACCGTATCGTTGGCCCCGGCAATGTAGCCGGAGGTAAGAATGCGCGGCTGCGCATCGTAATTGCTGACGTTGGGAGCTAAGCGATTGACAACTGCCATTCAAGACTCCTAAGGCTATACGGGAGGGACCGGCCCCTTTACCGTGCCCAGATTAAGGATCAGACCTTCTGCGCGTGATACCACTTCAGTGCGTTCATGATGTACGCTACCTGGCCCATATTTGGGTAACTCTTTTTTCCTCGAGCCGAGTCGCGCCAGCCGTCATGAATACGTAGGACTGCCACGGCTCGGACTGTAAGTCGTGCCGCTGACTGATGTTGGTCGTGATGTCGTTCCAGACCCCGAGATGCATGCCTTCCTTCTGCCAGACAAACACCTTGGTGGAAGTTCCAGCCTGGTCGTCCGTACCGGTCTGGAGACGCTCGGAACGGACAAATTCGATCCCGAAGAACCGCTTGACCCGTCCCTCTTCGAGTACCGGCTGGTTGTTGAAGTCGCGGGAGACCACCTGCGCTTCGGCCATGAGGTTATCGAGCTGACGCGCGCCGGCAACACAGACGAGTCCGGTGGTCGGATCGCCGGGGTCCTCTTCCTCGTCCGAATAAGCCTCATTCTGCATGAGGATCAGCTTGGCCTGACGGAGCTTCGCAACCGTCAATCCCGTCGGGGCCGTGGCTCCCTGCTGGACGGAGACGACTTCCGCTGCTGGAAGCGTGATCGCGTTCTGTCCAGAGACACCCGTCTGTGCCGTCCCACCTAAAGCGGTGATGATGAGATCGTCGTACTGCCGGTTCGCAGCGTTGTGGGCGTTCTTGACGAACTTGCCCTTGGGGTCGATCAAAAGCCGGAGCTTGTCGAAGTTGTCGAAGAGCTGCGGCAGATCGTAATCCGAGGGGTAGACCCACCTTCGATCCGTCTGTGCGTCCACGCGCTGCATCGGGCCGTACCGTTGGGTGACGGGCTGCATCGCAACAGCACCCACCTGTTCGACGGGGGAAGCGGCCTGACCGACGTACTTGTCCTCGGTGACGAACTTCCGAAGACGCGAGGTCTTCTGCTGGACGAGTTCGTTCAGTACCTTGGCGTACTGCTGGACGTAAAAAGTCGTGATATTGGTGGACACAGCGACCCTCTCGCAAAATGAGATTCAGTTTGCGAAGGGCCGGATCCCGAAGGGGGCTCTTCTTCGATCTGGAGAGATCGCGACTGGTGTCTTTCCACCCGTCAGCGGGGGCCGTAGCCGGATCCGCTTAAGAGGAACCTAAATCAGGTCACGGGCACATGCAAGTCCGACCACACCTGACCGGGCTGCGCAGGCATATCGAAGCCTAGAAATCTAATGTAACGGTCCATGAGCATCGGTGGATTTGCCGCGTAGAACATAGCCCGGTCATCGGCTTCTTTAAGCATCCGCTTCATAAGACGCAGCTTCTCAACTGTTAGCCCCGTCTGTATGTAGAGATTGTCCGGCGAGAGCAGCGGCCAACCGCCGTGTGGGGCAAGGAAATAGCTGACCGCCGGCGGCAGCACGATTGCCACTGGCGCCAGCAAAAGCGCCCTACGAAGGAATTCGCGTCGATCAAGCATTCCCCGCAGCCATCCCGTTCACGATCTTGTCGCGGAGCTGATCGTATTCCCCACCGGGTTTGACGATATCCCGCCACTGAAGATCAGAGATCTTTCCTGCCGATCTCTCAGCAGTAAGCTGATCCATGCGGGCTTGAGCTTCCGAGACCCCACCGGTAAAGCCGGAAGGATGATCCCCACCTGCAAAAGAGGCTTCCCGATTCCCTGAACCAATCTTCCACATGGCGGAGAGGAACTTCGGGGTGGTCAAAACCGATTCCATCACCCGTAACTGAAGATCAGAGAGCCCCCCGGCTTCCTGTGCCAGCCAGGCTTTACCTCTTGCAGCAAAAGCCATCCGCTCCTGATAGTTCGCCCCCCACTCGTCTTTCAAGCGGGCTAGAGCTTCTGCAGACTGGGTGTTCTCCTGCTCCCTGATCTGAGCTTCCATCTTGGCTACCGCGGCCTCATAGCCCCGGGCCAGAGCGGGAGCCATGGCAGCCGGAACCCCGACCTTGTGCAGTTCCTCGGCCATGAAGGTCTTGAACTGTGGATAGGGGTTGTTCTCAGGAACCGGAATGTCGTACTTGTCCGGGGTTTCCGGAACTCCGACCAGGGCATTCCAGGCCTTCACCGCATTGGGGTCGGGAGGACCGAATGTCCCATCGGCATTCCGAGTTTGGGTGGGATAGCCCTTTCCAGCCCTTAGAGTGGCGGCCTGGGTCTCCCAGTCCCTTGCACTCTTGGCGAGGGTCTGAACGTCGGAATAGTTCTTGTTCGCCACCCAGTCACGGGTCTCCTTGAGCTCAGGAGCGGTCCAGTCCTTCCAGAAGCCATTGGGATTGGCCTGGGTAGTCGTAGCAGTCGTTGTGGTTTGCTGCGTGGTCGAGTCAGCCAGTGCCTGACTTGCCGGAGTTGACATGTTCAGATTCCTTCCACTTGATGCATTCGTAGATCATCTCGATCACATCAAAGTGACCCAGACGCCGTGAAGTTTGCCACAGATCCGTCCGCCCCCGATCATCGAGGATATTCTTAGGAAGTCCGCGACCGAAAGTCGCATGCAGGGCGTCCAGGATGATTTTCCCGTGCTTAGTAAGATGGTCAGGGGATCCAAAGACCTCCCGGAAAATCTGAGCCCGTTCACGGATCTTCTGGAGCTGTCTCGCCCGTTCGACCTCATTTTGCTGCTCGA